CCGGCCACGGTCTATGACCTCATCAAGTTTGACTACAACCAGCGCATCACCGGGAGCTACACGATTCCGGCAGGCTTCACTGCCTACCTCTCGCAGGGCCTGTTCTCCGCAGGTCAGCCCGGTGGCTCCGCGCAGGTCAGCGGTCGCCTCATGACGGTCGGAAACGACAATATTCGCCGGACCATTGCTATCACGACGGTCAACAACGGCGCGTCCGACTATGTCTTTGAATATCCTGAGCGGATTCCAGAAAAGACAACCATTGAGGCCACCGCCCAAGCCAGCTCAAACAACAACGCGGCTTCGGCCATGTTCATCCTACTGTTGGTGTCAAATGGCTAAGAGCCCCGCATGGACCCGCAAAGAGGGGAAGGACCCCAAGGGTGGCCTCAACGCCAAGGGCCGAGCTTCGGCTAAGGCCCAAGGCATGAACCTGAAGCCCCCGGCTCCGAACCCGAAGACCAAGGAGGACAAGGGCCGTCGCGCGTCCTTCTGTGCCCGAATGTCTGGCATGAAGAAAAAACTGACGAGCGAGAAGACCCGCAACGATCCGAACAGTCGGATCAACAAATCGCTTCGCGCGTGGAACTGCTGATATGAACCGTGGAAGCATGACGCAACAGATTTCCGAACCCGGAGGGAAGAGGATGGCAAAGACCGGCTTGTATGCTAACATCAACGCCAAGCGGAAGCGCATCGCCGCAGGCTCTGACGAGAAGATGCGGAAACCGGGAACCAAGGGCGCACCTACCGCGAAGGCTTTCCGCGAGTCCGCCAAAACAGCGAAGGGGAAGAAGTGATGAATTACGGCAAGAAGGGCGGTAAGGGCTGCTCGGCTGACATGATCAGCCCGCGCAAGGCTATGGCTATGGGCATGAAGCCCTCGGGTGCCAAGAAGGGCGCTAAAAAGGGCGCGAAATAACCCATGACCACATCAGGGACGCGCGACTTCAATCTGGACGTCGCGGAGATCATCGAGGAAGCGTATGAGCGCTGCGGGCTTGAGGTCCGCACGGGCTATGACGCGCGCACTGCCCGTCGGTCTCTGAACCTGATGCTGGCAGAATGGGCCAACCGCGGTCTCAACCTGTGGACCGTGGCCGAGGGCATGTTCACGGTCACCGCAGGCGATCCGTCCTATGTGCTGGCCGCCGATGTTGTCGATATCCTCGACGTCATCGTCCGTCGCAGCGGGACGGACTACGAGATGGATCGGATCAGCCGGACGGAGTACTTCACCCTGCCGAACAAGACCACGCAGGGTCGGCCGAGCCAGTACTTCCTTGATCGGACGATCACCCCGACGATGTATGTCTGGGCGGCTCCCGAGAACTCGACGGACCAGATTCGGTACTACTACGTTCGTCGTATGCAGGACGCCAATTCGCTGACCAATACGAACGACATCCCGTTCCGCTTCCTGCCTTGCATGGTCGCTGGCCTTGCTTACTACATCTCGATGAAGCGGTCTCCGGAGCGCACGGGGCTGCTGAAGGCGGTCTACGACGAAGAATTCCAGCGGGCGGCGGACGAGGACATTGACCGTGTCCCGCTCAAGCTGCAGCCCGGCAGGCCTTACCTGAGAGGCTAACGCATGTACGCAACAGGCAAAAAGGCTTGGGGCATTTCGGATCGCTCTGGCGTTCGATATCGCCTGCGCGAAATGCGAAAAGAGTGGACCGGGGCGCTGGTGGGCCCGGATGAATATGATCCGAAGCACCCGCAGCTGTATCCGCCCAAGGTGTCGCCTGACCCGCAGGCCCTCAAAAACCCCCGCCCTGATCCGGAGGAAGGTCACGTCTACGTCTCTGTGGGCAATACTGTTTTCCCGCCGGTGGCGATCATCTACCCGATGGTCGTCGGTCTCGGCTATGTCACAGTGGAGATCACATGAGCTTTACATACGGCCAGCTGAAACAGGCTCTGCAGGACTATCTCGAGACCACAGAGACCACCTTCGTCAATAACCTCCCCCTGTTCATCCGGATGTCGGAGGAGCGGATTCTAAAGAACGTGCAGCTGAGCCTGTTTCGCAAGAACGCCACGGCCAACGCCACGGTTGGGAACCAGTACCTATCGTCCCCGAGCGACTTTCTTGCTCCGTTTTCCCTGTCCTACATGGGCGACAACAACGACAAAACCTTTGTTGAGTTCAAGGATGTCAGCTTTGCTCAGGAGTACACTCCGGACGCCTCCACAACAGGGCAGCCGAGGTACTATGCCCAGTTCGACAACGAGAACTTCATCCTGAGCCCCACCCCTGACGACAACTACGTCATGGAGCTGCATTACTTCTACCGCCCTGCCAGCCTGACGGCCGGTCCGGACAGTGGAACCACATGGCTGAGCATTAACGCCGAGTTAACGCTGTTCTACGGGGCCATGGTCGAAGCCTACATCTTCCTCAAGGGTGATCCCGACTTGATGGCCACCTATGACAAGCGGTTCCAAGAATCCATAATCGGCCTCAAGATGCTGGGTGAAGCTCGTCAGGTTACTGACGAATACCGCACTGGTATGATCATCCGAGGTAAGCAGTGATGCTTGCAGCCTCCATGAATCTTCCACCGACCCCTATTGTGATGGTCACGACCACAAGCAACCGTGGTCAGACACCCGAGGAAGTGGCTCAGCGCTGCGTAAACAAGCTCATCAGTGTATCGGACTCAGCTCCGCAGGAGATCAGAGATCAGGCCTTGGCCTACCGTGCGGCACTCCTCAAGGTCGTCTCGGCCTACATGAAAGAGGCAGTTACCAACGACCGCCTTACCGTGTATAATGCGCTCGTAGAGGCTGGGCACCCACAACTGGCTGCGGCCATTCAGAAGCTATAGGAGGCCGCGATGGCAATCACTCAGGCAATGTGCACTTCGTTCAAGGATCAGCTCCTCGAAGGTGCTCACGATTTCCGCTCCAGCGGCGGAGACACCTTCAAGCTGGCACTCTACACGAGTTCTGCGGACCTTGGTGCGGCCACCACGGCGTATACGTCCTCGAACGAGGTCCCTGACTCGGGCACCTATGCTGCAGGTGGGGGTACGCTGACCAACATCAGCCCAACTACCACGGGCACCACGGCCTTCACCGACTTTGATGACATCTCCTTCACGTCGGCAACGATTACGGCCCGAGGCGCGCTGATCTATAACACGACTCCGGCGCACACCTATACGAACCCGTCTGTCGTGGTTCTGGACTTTGGTGGTGATAAGATCGCCACCGCAGGTACGTTTACCATTCAGTTTCCCGCTGCGGACGCCAGCAACGCCATTATCCGCATCAGCTAAGTAGGAAGGTGCCATGGCTAACACCACCCTTACAGGCTGGGGCCGTGGTGCTTGGTCTTCCGGCGCATGGGGCGAGGCTATTCCGGTGCTCGTCACCGGAGTGTCCGCGGCTGGGGCCGTAGGCTCTGTCACCGTATCTATCTCTTCCGTCATCTCAGTAACGGGCGTGGCAGCTTCTGGTGCTGTCGGAAGCGTCGTGGTTTCGATTTCGGACACTGTTTTGCCCACAGGGGTGTCCGCCAGCGCGATTCTCGGAAATGTTTCGGTCCTCGTCGCCCTAGATGTTCCCGTGACAGGGGTTGCGGCCTCCGGCGCAGTCGGAAGCGTCTCGGTCGTTATCCCGGTGATTGTGGAGGTTACCGGGGTTTCGGCCTCTGGAGCCGTCGGTACTGTTGTTCCGTTTGCGGGGGCAACGGTGCAGTTGACCGGGGTATCTGCCACGGGGCAGGTTGGCATTGTCTTTGTCTGGGGCCGAATTGTGCCCGTCCCCGGTACGGCATGGACGGGAGTCGATCCAGATGCTATAAATACATGGACACCCATAGAGCCAGAGCCGCCCACGGTCTGGACCACCGTCGCCGCGTGAGGATGATGAATGCCTAGCACATACACAAGCAACCTCGGGATTGAGCTCCCCGCCGATGGAGAGCTTGATGGTCTCTGGGGTGATGTCGTCAACGAGAACATGTCAATCATCGACAGGGCGACCAACGGCTCCCTTGCTCTCAGCCTGAGTGGAACGTCCTCTACGTTGACAACGTCGGATGGGGCCCTGTCGAACGGGCAGTTTGGCACACTGGTCCTTGGTGGCACCCCAAGCGGTACGCACACCATTACCATCTCGCCCAACGACGCGCAGAAGACCTACCTTGTTAGAAACACCACGGCCCAGAGCGTGGTGTTTACGCAGGGGTCTGGCGGGAACGTTACGATCCGATCCGGGGCCAGCGGGATTATCTACTCAGATGGCGCGGGGTCTGGGGCGGCTGTAACAAGCCTGATTCCGTTCACCACGACCTTTGTGTTGCCCTCCTCGGACGGCACCAGCGGACAGGCGTTGGTGACTAACGGTTCTGGAACCATCAGTTTCGGCAGCGCCGGGATTTCAACGGGCAAGGCCATCGCCGTGGCCCTCGTGTTCGGATAAGGAGATAGGCTGTGGCAAACCCAAATATCGTCAACGTCACGTCGATCTACGGCAAGTCCGCCGTGGTCGACCTGACATCTACCAGCGCCACCTCCGTGGTGAGCAACGCTGCAAGTTCCGGCAAGGTCTTCAAGATCAACTCGCTGATCGTGTCGAACGTGGACGGCACCAATGCTGCCGATATCACGATCAACTACTACAGCGCAGCGGCTCTTGGCGGCACGGCCACGCAGATCGTGAGTACGGTCTCGGTTCCGGCCGACTCCTCGCTTGTAGTCATTGACAAGAACACCTCGTTCTATCTTGAGGAAGACAAGTCGATTGGTGCGACGGCGGGTTCCGCAAACGACCTGAAGGTGCTAATCTCCTACGAAGACATTTCGTGAATCTAGGAGGCCTGCATGACTACGTCCCAAGGCGGCTACGTCAACGGCGGCTTTGACCTTCTGAAGGCCCCCGACGCCCCGACCATCACGTCTGTCACGAACGGCATCGGCACCATGTCCGTGGCATTCACTGCGCCCGCCAACCCCGGCGGAAGCGCGGTCACGGGCTATACGGTCACGGCCGTCGACGAGAGCACCGGGGCATCCGTCGGCGCGACGGGGTCGGCGTCGCCGATCAGCGTGTCTACGGGCGGTGGCGGCACCTTCAAGGTGCGTGCTGCGGCGGCCAACACCTATGGTCCGGGGCGCGTCTCGGCGTTTAATACTGGGAATGCGGTTTACGCTGGGGCGGAGTTGTGGGCTTGGGGCAACAACTCTTCTGGGCAACTTGGTCTAAATAGTGGTTCAAACTATTCGAGTCCTGTTCAAACCGGCTCTCTCACAACTTGGTATTCTGTTAGCGCTGGAGAGTCTCACGTCGGTTCCATAAAGACCGACGGAACGCTGTGGACATGGGGTCAAAACGGCAACGGCCAGCTCGGGCAAAACAACATCGTTCTTCGTTCCAGCCCGGTTCAGGTTGGAGCCCTGACAAACTGGTCTAAAGTTGCTGGCGGAGGTTCTCATACGGCATTTATCAAGACTGATGGAACTTTTTGGGCTTGCGGACTTAACAACAAAGGTCAAGTTGGCGACAACACGGTCGTAGCTCGTTCTAGTCCCGTTCAAATCGGCAGCTTAACCGGCTGGGCGCAGGTTGGTTGTGGAAGGGAGCACACCGCCTCCATCAAAAATGACGGCACCCTGTGGGTTTGGGGGGAAAACGGCCAAGGTCAGATCGGCGACAACACTCGCACTAACAAGTCTAGTCCTGTTCAGATTGGCACGCTGACAAACTGGCTACAAGTCGCGGGAGGCTACTCTAACACTTCCGCCATAAAAACAGACGGCACCTTGTGGGGGTGGGGCTTTAACAGTGACGGTGCAGTTGGGGACGGAACAAGGATTACTCGTTCCAGCCCAGTTCAGGTCGGAGCTCTTACAAACTGGTCGGAGGTTTCTACGGGCTTGGTTCACACTCTTGCCGTCAAGACCGACGGAACCCTGTGGGCTTGGGGGAATAACAGCGGCGGAAGGCTTGGCACCAATAACACCATCAGCCGCTCGAGTCCTGTTCAGGTTGGAGCTCTGACAAGCTGGTCTAAGGTTGATGGCGGAGGGAACTTCTCTGCCGCTGTTAAGACAGACGGTACATTGTGGACATGGGGACTTGACAACCTTGGGCAACTCGGAATCAGCGGGGCAGCAGATAAGTCTAGCCCTGTCCAAGTTGGCGCGCTCACAGACTGGTACCAAGTGTCTACCGGTGAGCTTTTCACCGTCGCCCTCTACGGAGTAACCTAAATGCCGAATTTCTCCGCAAAATGGGGCTTGATGGAGCAACTGCAGGCCGTGGCCGCAGGGACGTGGACGGGGTTGCCGCTGCCGCAGCTTTACGCTTGGGGATACAACGCGAACGGCAGACTTGGTGATGGTACGGTTATTAGTCGTTCCAGCCCTGTTCAGATTGGAACGCTGACAAACTGGTATCAAGTTTCCGCTGGGGGGAGCCATTCGACTGCAATTACAACTGACGGAAAACTTTGGGCTTGGGGTAACAACACTTCTGGTCAACTTGGTCAGAATGATGTTATTCCCCGCTCCAGCCCTGTTCAAGTTGGAGCCTTAACGGATTGGGCCCAAGTTTCCGCAGGTTATACCAACTTCGTTGCAGCCGTTAAATCCAACGGCACTCTTTGGACGTGGGGCGACGACGACGGCGGAAATCTTGGACAAAACAATACCGCCGACCGCTCCAGCCCTGTTCAAGTTGGTGCATTGACCAACTGGTCGATAGCTTCGGCAGGTTCGCAGTTCTGCATGGCAGTAAAGACCGACGGCACGCTTTGGACTTGGGGTGGCTCAAACAACGGCAAGCTTGGGGATAGCTCCTCTGGGCCTTCTTCTAATAAGTCGAGCCCTGTTCAGGTCGGCGCGCTGACGAACTGGTCTGCTGTCTCAGCCAGCGCGGAAAATCCAAAGGCTATAAAGACTGACGGAACCCTGTGGTCTTGGGGCTATAACAATACCGGTCAAATCGGCGACGGCACCATCATCAGCCGCTCTAGCCCGGTTCAGATTGGAGCGCTTACGAATTGGTCACAAGCCGTCGGAAGTGGCGCTACCACCGCCGCTGTAAAAACTGACGGAACGCTTTGGACTTGGGGCTCGGCTAGTAACGGAGCTCTTGGCAACAGTGGGTCTTACGCCCGATCTAGCCCCGCGCAAGTGGGAGCCCTCACGGACTGGAGCAAGCCTTCTATGGGCTCCAACTTCTGCGCTGTTGTAAAAACTGATGGAACACTCTGGGTTTGGGGCCGAAACGCTAATGGTCAACTCGGACGGAACAATATCACTAACACCTCTAGTCCCGTCCAAGTTGGCGCTCTTACAAGTTGGTCTCAATCTTCTGCGCAAGGCAATGGAAATACAGTTTTGGCGATCTTTACATCTCGGTCTAACTAATGCCCCAAAAAACCTTCCACTTCCTCGCAGGCCTTCCCCGCTCGGGCAGCACCGTCCTCGCCGCGCTCTTGAACCAACATCCTGACCTCCACGCCAGCCCCACCAGCGGCATGGGCGAGGTGATGTTCAACACCTTCAAGGCGTGGCAGGGCAGCTCGGCGGAGCAGGCGGCACCGGACGAAGACCAGATCAAGGCCGTGCTGCGCGGCATCATGGACGCCAAATACGCCAAGGTCGAAAAGCCTGTCGTGATCGACAAGGCGCGGAACTGGGCCGAGGTCTCCAGCCTTCGCGTGCTGCACGAACTTCTGGGCCGAAAGCCGAAAATCATCGCCACCGTTCGCAACATCGACGACTGCGCGGCATCCTTCGTGCGCGTGGCGAAGCCCAATGACGTCGAGGATTTCCTTCGCAACAGTGACCTGATCGACCACCTCAAGAAGTCCTATCAGGTGCTTCTCACGGGCTTCAACTACGACAAGTCCTGCTTCCTCTTTGTCGAGTACGAAGACCTGATCGCCGACCCCAAGAAACAACTCGCCCGCATCCACGAGTTTCTTGAGATCAGCGACTTCGACTATGACTTCAACCACCTCGACGAGCACGCCCCTAAGGAGCGCGACGAGGAAATCTGGCAGGTGCCGGGGCTGCACACGGTGGCCCCGAAGCTGGCCAAGCGTCACAATGATGACTCCGCCGACGTCCTGCAGCACATGCGCCAGAACTTCGTGCAGCCCTGCTTCTGGCGCGAGAAGCCGCTGACGACCGAGATGATCCACCCGCTTGACATGCAGTTGGCCGCCGGGATCATAGGCGACTTCAAGCGCGGCGAGGAAATCGCTCAGGAGCTGGCGATCAAGGAGCCGAAGAACCACCGCGCTGCCTTCAATCGCGGCTGGTACGAGATGCGCAAGGGCCACCTGCACGACGGCATGATGCTCCTTGAGCGTGGCCGGATCGAGAAGGTCTTCGGCAACGAGGCACCGAAAGTGCCGACGCCGCTCTGGGATGGGCAGCAGGTCGGCACCGCGCTCTTGAACCTTGAGGCGGGCTTGGGTGACCAAATCCACGGCCTGCGCTTTGCCCGCGAGTTGAAGAAGCGCGGCAATCAGGTCATCGTGGCCTGCTCCGGGCCGCTGGCCTTGGTGGCGCGTCAGGCCGAGGGCGTGGACATGGTCATCCAGCACGAGGCTGCCTTCGGCGTGGTGCATGACTTCTGGCTGCCCAGCATGACGGCCAGCCTGCCCATGCGCTGGCAGTATAAGGACATCGACGGGTCGGCCTATCTGCCGCGCCCGCGCACGAAGAATGCCAAACTGCGGATCGGCTTGCGCTGGCAGGGCAACCCCGAGTTTGAGCATCAGCAGCATCGGCTCTTCCCGGCGCAGCTTCTCTTTAACGCGGTGCGGGGCTTGGATGTCGAGTATGTCAGCCTGCAGCGTGACGAGGGCGCGCAGCATCGGCCCGCGTGGGTTCGGGAGCTGAACCTTTCTTCGTGGTCGGACACAGCTTCGGCTGTTGCATCTTGCGATCTTGTGATATCGTCATGCACATCGGTGGCTCACTTGGCTGGTGCCATGGGCGTTCCGACATGGATTGTGGTTCCGGTGCTGCCGTATTATCTTTGGGCTAAGCCGGGACAGCGGACGGAGTGGTACGACAGCGTTCGCCTCTTCCGTCAGAGTGGACATGGGGACTGGACGACAGTCTTTGGGGAATTGAAAAAGGAGCTTCAGCATGCCTACGAAAACGGGCTTCTGGATTCGGGTCAAGAACGGTCAGGTTACGGACGTCTGGGACTACAAGCCGTCGGCTGACAAGCTGGCGTCGGAGCCCGGCTGGCGTGAGGCTGTCGAGGTTCACCCCGACATCGTCCCGAACCGCGAGATTTACACCACGCACCACTTCAACATCGACGTCGAACCGGCGCAGATCGTTTGGGGTTCGCGCGAGGTGAGCGTCGAGGAGCGTCAGGAGATGCTCATCTCGGCGCAGAAGGCTGCATACACCGCAGTCGTGAACGCCGAGGCGGCGAAGGAGGTCAACGACAACCCGGATGACTTCTACGACGCCGCCGTTGCTGCGGCGGCCAAGGCGACTCGCGATGCGAACATCGTGGCCATCACGGCTGCGGCTACGCATGACGAGCTGGATGCGCTGGGCCTGTAAGTCATGTCCGAGCGGTATCCCGGCGGCCTGATTCGAAAGACACCCCCGACGATTACCCCGCCTGTTGGCGGGGAGGGCGGGAGCGCGTCTGGCGTTTGGACGCTTGCTGATGTTTTGGCTGGGGAGAAGTCTGATACTTGGCCGAAGCCTGTGTTGCCGAGGGCTCTGTACGGCTGGGGTCGCAATATTGGTGGATGGGTAGGGGACGGGACCACTATTAGCCGCTCTAGTCCGGTTCAGATTGGGGCGCTTACAGACTGGTCGCAGGCTGCAGCCTCAAGCAACGCTGGGGGAGCCATAAAAGTTGATGGCACCATGTGGGCATGGGGGGCAAACAACGTCGGTCAACTTGGCCAAAACAATACCGTCTACCGCTCCAGCCCGGTTCAGGTTGGAGCGCTTACAAATTGGTATCAGTTGACCAGTGGGAGTTCTAATTTTTCCGCAATAAAAACAGACGGAACCCTTTGGGCATGGGGCTTAAATACGTTTGGTGCTCTTGGTGACGGCACTGTTAACAGCAGGTCTAGCCCGGTACAAATTGGAGCCTTGGCAAACTGGGCTCGTGTCTCTGCCGGAGGCTCAAATACAGCGGCAATAAAGACAGACGGAACCCTTTGGGCATGGGGCTTTAACGCGTTTGGTCAACTCGGTCAGGGTAACACCATCTACCGTTCCAGCCCTGTTCAAGTGGGCGCTCTCACAAACTGGTACGCTGTGTCAATAAGCGCTAATACTATCGCAAGTAAAACTGACGGAACACTGTGGACGTGGGGCATAAATAGCGATGGGGGCCTCGGTGACGGGACAACAGTCAGCAAATCGAGTCCTATTCAGGTCGGGGCTTTAACAAACTGGAGTAAAGTAGGTGCGGGGAGCCAAAGAGCGGCTGCGATAAAAACCGATGGGACTTTCTGGGCTTGGGGTGGCAATAGCGATGGTCAAATCGGAGACGGCACTGTCGTCCGCAAGTCTAGCCCCGTTAAGGTAGGAGCGCTTACAGACTGGTCTGATCTGTCGATTGCGGCTGAGTTTACTGCTGGCTTAAAGACCGACGGCACATTGTGGCTTTGGGGTAAAAATGACCACGGCCAAGTTGGAGACGGAACGGTAGTTAGCCGTTCTAGCCCCGTCCAAGTTGGGGCGCTTACAAACTGGTATCAAGTGTCAATAAATGGATCACTCTCGTTTGCCATCACCAAAGGCTAACTCGTGAAATCACTCAACTACGGCTACGACCAGACGGTCACCAAGGCCTACATCATCCGGGTGAAGGGCCACCCGTCCTCTGAGGAGAAGGCCCAAAGGGCCGCGAACAGCTGTGACTTGGCCGGGATGCCGTGGGAATACTGGGACGCCTACGACGGCATCCAGAACCCCATCCAGCCGCCCGCACACCACGGCGGCGTGCCTGCCATGGTCAAGGTCACCGACCACTACATGACCCGAGGCGAGGTTGCCTGCGCCCTGAGCCACATCAGCCTCTGGCAGAAGTGCGTGTTGGAAGACCGCCCGCTCGTGATCCTTGAGCATGACGCCGTCATGGTGCAGCCCTATACGCAGCATGCCGTCTTCAACTCGATCTGCTATCTGGGCAGCAACGAGCAGGTGAACCAAGGCTGGGGTGTCATGCCGACGCCGCCGCACGCCAGCGAGGGGCCGAACTACCACTTCATCTGCCGGGCCCACGCCTACGCCGTCGATCCTGCCGTGGCCAAGAACATGCTGGCCCATGTGCTCAAGTACGGTATCAGCGCCCCGCTCGACATTTTGCTGCGCGCCGACATTTTCCCCATTCACCAGATGGGTGTCTT